CGCCGGGGATCTTGTTCAGCAACTCGATCAGGGTGTTGATCGACTTGTGAAAGATCGCAACGATGCCGTCCCATGCCGCTTTCGCCATGCCACTCCAGCCGCCCATGGACGTGAACCAGTCAGAAAGTGCTTTCAGCTGCGCGCTGACCCACTTAAAGGCCGCAGTGTTCATCAGCGCGGAGGTCCACTTGTCCCAGTACACAACGGCGGCGACCACGACAGCGACCAGGGCGGCGATGCCCATCACCACGACGCCAATGGGGTTGGCAGTCAGGGCAAAGTTGACCAGCCAGATCGCGGCCTGCCAGGCCAACATGACGCCGCGAACGACCAACATGGCCGCACCGAACAACGTCAAGATGGACAGGTAAGCCAGGATGGCCAATTTCTGCAGCACGAAGCCGGCGGCGGTGCGCAGGTTGAGCAGCTGCACCACTTTCCAGACGCTCACCATGGCCAGCCAAGCCATACGGCCGGCGCCGATGGCAAAGGTCAGCAGCGACAGGGCGGCGATGATCGCCAGGATGGTCAGCGTGGTAATGCCGATTACCCGGGTGATGTTGGGGAACACTTGAGTCCAGCGGGTAAACGTGCCGGCAATGCCACTGAGCTTGGCCATCAGCGGCGTCAAGATCGGGATCAGCGCCTGGCCGAAGGCGATGCGCAACGCTTCGACAGCGGCGGCGAACTGCTGCCAGGGGTCGACCATGGCCTTGGCCATGTTCTCGGCGTCCTCGAGGCCGCGCACCTTGCCCAGCTTATCCATGCCGTTGCGTAAGCGATCGGTGTCCTTGGCCAGGGAGGTGATGACTTGCGCCCCCTCACCACCAAACACTTCCATCAGCTTGGCGCTGGCCGACGCGCTGGTCAGGTCGCCCAGTTTGCCCTGCAGCTTTTCCATGATCTGCAGCATGGGCAACGCTTTGCCGTTGGAGTCGGTGAACTTCATCCCCATTTTTTCGGAAGCGGCGCCCAGGTTCTCGAAGAAAGCCTTATAGCGCCCGCCGGCGTCACCACCCTCCATGGTGCTGCTCAGCGAGCCGATCACCGCGAACTGCTCAGAGATATCCACGCCGGCGGCGGTGGCAATCGAGCCCACTTCCTTGAATGCGTCCTTGAGCTGGGCGCCGTCGGTACGGAATAGCTGCACCGCCAGAGCGGTCTGGCCGCCGAGTTTTTCAACCCATTCGCCTTTGCCCATGGCGTCAGCCTGGCCCTTGAACAGGTTGTACATGGTGCCCACGTAGGCGCCCATGGTGTCGGCGTCAGACTTGGTGGCCTTGGCCAGCAGGTTGCTGGTGTTGGTGAAGGTAGCCAGCTGGCTGCCGGTCAGGCCCTTGATGGCACCCTCAATGCTGTAGGCCGAGGCGACAAAATCCCGGGCGTTCTCGCCATAGTTCACCGAGAACTCCAGGGACTTCTGATTCAGCGCAGTCAGCGCGTCCTCCGCCACGCCCAGCGACTTGACCTCGCCCAGGGCGCGGTTCATTTCCAACGCGGGCTGCAGCGATTCGTTGATGCCGACGAAAGCGCCCGTTACACCGGCCAAGCCCATGCCCATCGTTTTGATGTTCTTTTCGCTTTGCTCGGCAAGGTCGGAGAAACCCATTTTCACCTTGCCCAGCGGTGCAGTGACCTTGTCGGTCAGGGCCAAGATGAAATCCAGGCGGGCGCTACGGTCGGCCATGTGCTTCCTATCCGTTCAACGCATGGGCGATGCCGTTTGCTACGGCGAATTCCATGCGCTTCCAGTGTTCGTCTTCCAGCCACTTGGCCGTGCCCATGTTTTCAATGCTGGGTTCGGCGCCGGGTAGCCATCGGTTGGTCAGGGCCAGCAGCTGGCCCAAGCCGTCCTCGGTCAGGCGGTCAGCGTGCTCAAGGGCTTTTTTACGATGATCCCAATATCAGGGGCGTACTCCTCGAGCAGTGCACCGGCGATCTGCATGGTGTTCACCGGGTTGACCATCAGCTCGCGCAATTCGGTCTTCTGCGCCGGCAACACGGTGGTGCTCAGCAGGTTGAAGGACGGCGCGACCTTGTTGTTGGCGGTCATGGCGTTGAAGTACTTGGTCACGTCCTGGGGCGTCAGGGTGAAGGCGAATTCTTTCTCGCCGATTTCCAGGGTGATTTCGCGGGATTGGATCTGGCTCATATTCGTGTCCGTTGTAGTGGTTGGTTAAAAGGGTTGATTCAGGTCAGCGCAGGCAGACCTGGTGCACGTAGTCCTGCAGGCCCAGGATCATTTGCTTGCTGAGGGCAAGCTGATCTCTGAGGGTGAAATAATCCGATCGAGCGTCTGCTGCGAGTTCGGCGGTGCCTGCATCAGCCACGCCGCCGGCGCTGGTACTGTCGGGCGTGGTGACGCTGCAGGTGGCTTTGAAGCGCAACCGCTGACGGCCATCGGCAACATCAAGGCGCAGAGTGTCGATCTCAGTGCGTGCATCATTCAGTTCCTGGGTGCGGTTACGGTCGATGGCGTCACCGGAAGCGATCATTTCGCCGCTGATACGAGCGGACTCACGCAGGCCAGTGACCTCGAACTGCGCGGCGTCACGCTCTTCACGGGCGGTGTCGCGCTGGCCTTGCAGGATGTCGAATCCGATGTAAGCCAGCAGGCACAACAGCACCGGAAACAAGACTTCGCGCAGCATCACAAACCCGCCTCGCACAGTGCCGCTTCGGCCAACCGGCGCGCGTGCAGCCCTGGGATAAACACTTTCTTGCCCTGGGCGGTGGTGATGAATGCCCAGACCGGGGTTTTGCCGTCAGGGGCCCAGGCCAGCGCCTTGCATCCGTCCTTGATGCGGCCGGCGTTGATCAGGCCCACCGCCCGACTGGCGCAGGTGCTGGGCGTGCCAAAGTTGTGGCCATGGCTGCTCAGGGCGTCGAACGTCTTCTGTCCGATCGCTGAGTTGGTCAGGCAGTCAGCAAGTGCCAGTTGGCCCTTCTCGACCACCAGCTGCTCCACCTCGGCGCAGCGCGCCGGCGACCAGTAGTCACCGACAACCACCGGATAGGGGCTGGTGTGTCGGGTGATCCCTTTGCACACGGTCGGCAGGCCCTGGGCCAACTTGTCTGCGTAGACGGTGTTCTGGCCGTTGCCTTCCCAAGTGCCCAGAAACAGCACCAGTGTGGAACTGCAGAGCGCAATGCCGCCGGCGGCGATCTTGCCGCGCAGGCTCATGGGAACACCGCCCGCAACAGGGTCGGGCCGATCATCTGCAGGATGGCCCAGAGGGTGCTGGCAATGGCCAGGGCCCAAGTGATCTTCTTGCCGATGTCGGAGACGACGACGGTCAGCTTCTGCTGGCCTTCGTTGAGTTCGGACAGCTGGCCAGACATGTGTTCAAACTGTTGCTCCAGCTTGGTGACGCGAGTCGGGACCGACTCCTGGCGCTTTTCCAAGCTGACCAAGCGGTGTTTGAACACCGCCATGTCGCGCTCCAGCAGACGCACCGGATCGTTGACTACGGAATCAGTCATCAGCGCTTTCCTTGCTCAATTAGGGTCTGGCACGGGACGCAGCGGGTCATGCCACCAAGGGCGCGCCGTTGTTCAGGGATCGGCTTATCGCAGTCCTGGCAATCGGTCAGGCTTGGCCCGCTCGGACGCGCTTGGGCGAGCTGGGCGGCGATCGCCTGGTCACGCTGGCGTTGCTCCAATGCCTGGGCGCGGTCGAACGGGCAAACCATCAGCGCAGGCCCTCGATCTCGGCCGCTGCCAGGTACGGCACGCCGTTGATGCGGATAAAGTCCGGACTGGAAACGTCGAACGGCACCTTATGCTTGGATTTCTCGCCGCCTTTAGGGTCGACGCTAAGCAGGCTGGACACCTTCAACTTGCAGCCGAAGGCCTCGATACGCAGCTCTTCATCGCCAGCCTTGGCGAAGAACACTGAATCGAAAGGCTCCAACTGGCGGAAACTGCCGGCAGAACGTGCAGCCTCGATCAGCAGATTGAAGTTGCTGGTGTCGAACTCGAACTCGCCACTGGCCGCCACGTCACCATCGACGGTGCCGTTGGGCACGCCACGGGTTTGCGCCACGGCGGTGTTGTCGGTGATATCCAGAGTGCAGCTTTCGACATGGATCTGTAGATCGCCCAGGTTGATGTCGAAGTTTTTACCGCTAATACGGGACATAGGGGGTTACTCCGAATCGTCGTTGGAAAGATCCAGGGCGATGTTCGCCGTGAGGTCTTTCGGGCAGTTGAAGGGCTTGATCTTGATGTACACCTCGACCTTGTTTTTGGTGATCCAGACCAGGACGATGTCGCCGTCTTTGGGTGCCTCGATTTCCCCCGGGAACACCTGGCCGGCGAAGGTCGCGGACTTGGCCATGATGCGCAGCGGCTTCATGAAGGCGCTGGTAGCGGCCGCCATGCTGTTGGGCGTGTTGTTCAGGCGCCGATCGCCTACGCGCCGGATCAGCAGCGGGCGCACCTGGCGGGCGGCCTTGTCGGCCAAACGCAGGTACTCGACCACCTGGAAGTCGCTCGCCGGCGCATCGAGCATGTTGCCGTCGCCCCAGAACACGCCCGGGTAGTCCGGATAGGTCTGCGAGACAGAGAAACGAGCCTTATCGAGCTCCGATCGGATGGCCGACGGCAGCGGCACGCCTTCGTCGTCCCTCGGCACCGGGCCCAAGCCCAGTACCGCACCGCTGGCCACGCGCATCGGGCTGTCGGCAATGCTGACGGCCGCATTGGCCAGACGCCCCGCCAGAACACCCAGGTCATTGCCGTGCAATTGCGGCACAACCAGGACACGCGGCGCTGCCAGGTCCTTGGTGATCGCCTTCTGCTCGGTCAGGTAATCCGACCAGAACTGCTCGTCAGCAATACCGACAGTGCTGGCCATCACAAATACGCGCCGCCCGTAGGTGTTATTGATGGCAATCGCGGCGTCGTGCATCGCGGAGAGTTCCGCTGCAGCGGTTACCGGTTTGGTGATCACCACGGCCTCCACGGAAAAGCCTTGCTGCTGGGCCATTTCGAGAGCAGCGGCCCAAGTCCCGTCTGCAGCGATCGGAGCGGCCAGGCACGCCCAGCGATCGCCTCCGTTTGCCATGGCTGCCGCGATCTGGGTTTTCAGATCACTGGCAGCGACGCCCAGCATCACGTCCAGGTCGCTGTCGGTGTTCAAAGGAATCAGGCTGCCGACGCTTTTGGCGCCGGGGCCGATGAAAAGGAAATAGCGCTCGATCTCGGTCACGGCACCCTGGCCGAGGTTGAGATTGTTGACGCTGACTTTGCCAAGTGCCATGCAGTGCCTCGTTAGCGGGTTGAGTTGAGGATTTGTTGCAGCACCTGGTTAACCAGCAGGCTGGTATCCCGGTCGGTGCTGACGCCCAGGAACTGGCGCTTGGGCAGGGTGATTTCCCAGCTTTGCGCACCGGTGCCCTCGGTTTTTTCGTCGGACAGGATGCGAATCAGCAACCCGGCCTTGGCGTAATTCACGTGCTCTTGAATCCACGCTACGGACGGCCGTGTGAGGCTCTTTTTGCCCGCTTGGCGCACCTTGAAGCCCAGCCGGCGCAACCGCTTGGCCTGCTTGTCGGTCGCTGCCAGCCCTTCCGGCACACGGTTCCAGCGGCGCATCTGCGCGGCGGTTCGGCGTTCGGAGGCACCATGGTGTTGCTGCGCGGCGACCCAACTGGTTAAGCCGTTGCGCCAGCCCAGAGTTGCGCTGTCAGGGGTCAGGGCGGTGACTTGGAGCAGCTTGCCCAGACCGGCCTCCATCTTCTTTTTGCCCTTGCCGTCGCCCTTGCGGGCCTCGAATGGCGAGCCGTCCAGATTCCGCTGATCGCGAATTCGCTTGCGGCCCATGGTCCGGATCCGCTTGCTGACGTTGTTCAACAAACGTCGGCGCAGTTGTGGCGGCAGGCTCAACAAGGCCAACTGCTCGCGCACGCCCAGATAGCCCCGGGTATCGAGCTCGAAGGTGCTACGCGCCACGGCTGCGCACCTCGCCCTGCTCGGCCGTCCACAGGTCGAAGTCGATCAGGCCCCACTTCTTACCGAACGCATCGATCAGGCCGTTGGGATCCTCGGCCAGGTGCTGGGCCTCGACGAACTCCAGGGTCAGCTCTAAATCTGCTTCGTCTGGGGTGACCTGGTCGACTGCAAAGGTCGGCGCCGGCAGGTCGTCGTCCCGATCGGGATCGTGGGACTCCAGCCAGCCGCCCAAGAGCGCCATCAGCAACGCCGGGTTGCCGGCAAATCGCTCGATCACGAACACGGCGCGGTAACGCATGTCGCCCATGTGCAGGCCCTGGGTGCCTGGCTTCCAGATCAGATCCAGGTTGACCTGCTCGGCCCAACTGTCGATCTGCTCGGGCAGCACCAGGTTGAGGCCGATCAAGTAGGTGGTCAGGGCGCGGAGCTTATTCATAGCAGCGCCGCCGTGACGCGGCCACGGCCCTGCAGCGAGCGCACGGCCTGTTGGCTGAACGCCAGGAAGGTTTCTGGACGGTCCGGCAGTTCCTTGCCCAGATTCTCGGCGCTGTCGCGTCGGATGATGGTCACGAACTGGGGCAGCAGACTGGCTTTTGCCCTGCAGTACACAGCGCGCTTGTACGTCGCTGCGTGAAATGTGCGCTCGGGCAGCACCATAGGGTCAGCAGATTCCACGCTGGTGATACCAACGTTCTGCCAACGGGCCTTGCACTTGGCCAAGTCGCTGTTGACCTCGGTCATGGCCGTGGTCAACTCAGCGGTCAGCAGTTCCACCAGGTATTCCGCCGGCAGGCGGTAACCCTTCTGGAATTCGGCCACATCGAGGTTCGGCCAGAAGCCGTCGTTCTCGATCGCCAGTTCCACGATGGTGGTGGGTTTACCTGAAAAGCTCATGCTGACCGCTCAAATAGGGCGGGGAGACTGTTTTCAGTGGGACGGTCCATAAATGGGCGGCTCACTTCCACAGTTCCCCGCTGGGGGGGGTAGTCGGTTATTCGGAAGCCGTTGTGGCCTGTTGTTTTTCCAGGGCCCTGCGGACCTCTTTGATGCGGGTGTTGTTACCGGCCTGGGCGTACAGTTCGGTCGAGCGTTCCAAGTGCTTAAGCGCGACGTCCCACTGCTTCGCCTCCATGGCGCGCATGCCGATCAACTTGTGGTACTTGCTGGGGATCTGCTCCGTCAGTTGCCATTCGCCGTCAACCCGTGGCAACAGATCAGACAGGTACGGCTCAGGGCTGCGCTGGGCGGTGTATTCGGCGTAGGCCCACTCACACACGGCGTCAGCGACAAAGGTCTGGATGTCGCGGCGCCTGAAGCGCTCCGGCATCTGCTGGCCCTGTTCCATCAGGAAGTCCGCCAGTTCCAGGGCGTCATCGAACTGGGCGGTATCGAACAGCCAGACCATGACCTGCACCGCAACGCGATTCGGGAAATTCAGCCCCGATTCGCAGTAGCGCTGGACGTATTCCTGGTACTTGGGCAGCAGCTCTTCCCGCTTGAGCGCCTGGCGTCCGGCCAGGCCATTGATGGCACTGATGCGCGCCAGGTCCTGGTCCAACGCCGCTTCCTGCAGCAACAAGTGTTTGCGCGCATTGGCGGGGCTGCTCAGCGCGTCGGCCGGGGTGTACGCCAAGGCCGCACCCGAGAGGGCAGCAGCAACGGCGGTTACTCCCATGGCCAGGGTGCGGCGCTTGTGCGACAGAGCCAGGCTCACGCCACCAGCTCCACGTTTTCGGTCAGAGCGATCTTCTCCAGCTGCTCGATCACGTAACCTTCGTTGCGGCTGTTGTAGTCCTCGACGCGGGAGCGTTTCGGGTTGTCGACCGTCTGCTTGCGCCAGCTGGAGTCCTGGAAGTAGATCGACAGGTTGTCCCAACTGGTGACCAGCACAGCGTTGACCGGGAAGTTCGGCACGCTGAACGCCGGCAGACCACCGTAGGTCGCGATGACCTGCAGGTTTTCGATGCGCTCTTTTTCGGTCGGGGTGTCGCCCTGCTTGGTGTACAGCTTGGCCTTGTCAGCGGCCAACAGGTCGGAGCCGATGATCGCCACCAGGTCGCCGTCTTCGCGCAGGATCTCGTCGACCATCTGCTTGGTGTCGTGCACCAGGGCATCGAGGTTAGCGTAGTCGCCGCCCGCACCCAGCTTGACCTTGCCAGCAGTGGCGCCCTCTTTCAGCACCTGCTGCGGGGCCTGTTCACGCAGTTGCTGCAGCCAGCCCTTGTTTACGTCCTGCAGCTTGGGGTTGGCTGCCAGATCGGTTTGGGGTGCCGCGTGAGTGCCATGAAAGCCGATCACGATACGATCCTGGGCAATGCGCTTCTGCACAGCCCCGGAGTAGCGATCCTGGAAGTCGGGAAACTTCGCCCAGGCGTCGATCTTCGCGTACGGCAGACCTACGTCGGACTGCGTGTCGCTCAGTTCGTAAGTGGTGTTTTCCAGCGCCGAAGCATCCTTGGCTTCGCGATCGGTGGTCTTGGTGTTCGTGCGGCCGGTAACTGGGCCGTTGACACCGATGAACAACTTCTCGCCCTTGATCTCGCTGACTGGGACGACGTTGATGCGCTCGAGGAAGTCGGCCTTGGCGGTGATCGCGTCGTTCAGCTCCTGAGCGATCGAAGGCTCCACGCTGAACATCCGGCTGGCACGTTCGACGCCGTAGGACTCAGCCATTGCCAGCTGCAGTGCGGAAAATTGCTTGGCGCCATTGGCGCTCAGTGGCTGGGCCATGTCAGAGCACCTTTTTCTTGGTGGCAGTTACCGGGCCGGGGTTGCGCGGCAACTGGCGACCGGTGGAGGTGTTCTGCAGCGCGGTGAATTGCTTCTGTAGAGCGGCCATGCTGGCGAGCAGGGTTTTGTTCGTGGCACCGCCATTGCGGCTGAACTCGCGCTCTTCTTCGGCGGTGGTCACAATGCCGTCGACAGCGGCTTGCACGTCATCGATCGGCGCGGCGTCGGGCTCGGGGGCCTCTTCCGCGACGGGCTCAATCACAGCTTGAATGCCGGCAGCGACAATCAGCAATTGAGCCAGCAGGGCTTTCAAGGCCGTTGCTGTAGCTTCATCCATTGGGGGTTTGCTCTCGGTTGGGGTGGTGGGTTCGGCGGGCTCGGTGTCCGCTGCAAAGCGCTTGAATAGGCCAGTGAGCAAACCAATCAGCTTGCCCACTTCGCCCTGGGGTTCCGCTTCAAAGGAGCCCAGCTCAACGGACGCGGCGTAAAACGCGTCTTTGTGGGTTTTCTTCGAAAAGTAGAGTTCCTGAGTGCCCAGGCTGGCGGGTTCATCGGTCACGCCCAGGCCGGTCAAATAGGCTTTGCCACTGCCGGCGAAGTTCGGGGTGATCTCGATGCTGGTGAACAGCTTCTGGCCCTGGTCATTCAGGTACAGCAATCGATCGTTGGGCTTGAGCTGGGCTTCCAGGGCAATTTGCCCCTCCTCCAGGTCGTCGCCCTCTTCCACCAAGCGCACGGCATAGACGGTGCCGTGAGAACCAGGCCAGCGTTCGTGGTCACACCAGATCACCGCCGTGTATTTGGACGGCTTGTAGGTGTCAGCGATGTCGCGCAGTTCCTGGGGAAGGATCTCGCGACCATCGGCGGTGGTGCCGCTGGTGGCGACACGTTTCCAGAACGAAACAAGGGAACGGGGCATGGGCGATAACTGCGCTCAATCGGTGATTTGAACCGCCAAGATATGGAGCCGAACGCCCTCTAACAAACGGTTCAATTGCGCGTTTCTCCTAGATTTTCGATCTAGGTGAAACGCGGAATTTAACCCCGCGTTTTCACTGTTTTCGCCGCATAGACTGCGGTCCATGTACTACTCGACCGAAGTTAAAGAAGCCGCCAAACGTCTGTTTCTGCGCCGCTGCAAGGCCAAGGAAATTCAGGCGCAACTCAACCTGCCCAACATCCGGATCGTCTACTACTGGATCCGCCAGGGCGGCTGGGAAGACATGCTGTCGGATGAAGAACCGCTGACCGCCGTCGGCCGGCGTATCACCCTGCTCCTGGACAAGGTCGGCAGCCTGTCGAAGGACGATCTAAACGAGCTGGATCGGCTGACCGCCGTGCGCGAACGGTTGCTCAAGCAAGCGGCCAAACCGGCGCCAGCGGCGGCAACGTTTGATGACGACCAGGGCGAGCCCTCGGAGCCACGTCAACGCTCACGTGGCGATCGCCATAGCCGGGGCGACAGTGGCGGCAAGAAAAAGGAGAAGACGGCCAAGAACGACATCAGCGGCCTGACCGAAGTCGACTTCCTGGATAAGTTCATCAGCAAGATGTACCGCTATCAGCAGGAGCTGTTCGCGGCCAAGCAAAACCCGCTGACCTGCCGGATCCGGAACATCCTCAAAAGTCGCCAGGTGGGTCTGACCTACTACTTCGCCGGCGAAGCGTTCATGGACGCGGTACTGAGCGGCGATAATCAGGTGTTCCTGTCGGCCAGCCGATCGCAGTCGGAGATCTTCCGCAGCTACATCATCCAGTTCGCCCAGCAGTGGTTCGGCATCGAGCTGACCGGCAACCCCATCACCCTGAGCAACGGCGCCGAATTGCGCTTCCTCAGCACCAACAGCAGCACCGCCCAGGGCTACCACGGGCATGTCTACGTCGACGAATATTTCTGGATCCGCGACTTCGAGAAACTGAGCACCGTGGCCAGCGCCATGGGCACCCACAAGAAGTGGCGCAAAACCTATTTTTCGACGCCCAGCGCCGTATCGCACCAGGCGTACCCGTTCTGGTCTGGCGATGAATTTCGCAACAGCAAACGCGGCAAAAAGGCCGGCGGCACTTGGCCGATCGAAGCGGCATACACCCAGGGCGCCCTGTGCCCGGATGGTCAGTGGCGCAAGACCATCACCATCCAGGATGCGATCGACGGGGGCTGCGATCTGTTCGACCTCGAGCAGCTGCAGCTGGAGTACGACGAAGACAAATTTCTGCAGCTGTTCTACTGCAAGTTCATCGACAGCACGCAGAGCGCATTCAGTCTCAAGGACCTGGAGCGCTGCTACTCCGACCTGTCGCTGTGGGAGGAC